CGTCAATCCAGTCCGTGCGGCTACAATGGATTGCATCGCCGCTTGCAGCTTTTTTAGGTCATCCTCAATTGCCTTGCGCTGCTCAACTGCATCTTCATCCCTGCCTGCACTTTCCTCTTGCTGTTGCAATGAATACAGCGAAAGAATTATGCCTTCAGGCAGTTCGGCCGTATTGTCATCATTCCATGCTGGTCTAATTCTTTGCATCATTACGGTAGCGCTACGCGTCATGATGCGGGATTCCAACTGCTTAATTGATTCGATATAATCATCAAGGATGCCTCTGTAGTTTAGTTCAATCTCTTCTTTTAGCGGATCTACTTCAAAACCTAGAGACCTAACACCCTTGTGCTCATAATGCAATGTGCTAATCATCAAAAATAACTGATGTGCTGTTGGAATATCTTTGTATTCATTTGCCTCCAATGCTTTGCGCAGCCTTATCGTTGTATCCAATGTTTTTCTGTATGTTTCATTCTCAGGATCAATCTCTCTGATTTTTGTTAATTCATCAGGAGTCATGTAACCAAGTCTTGGCACTAAAAATTTACCGTTGTTCCAACTGATTTCAGCGGGCTCAAGCTCTTTTTCTGGCTTTTGCTCCCATGGAATCAAATCAATCGCGCTCATAATTTACGGTAAGCAGAGATGAATCCTAGCTTGAACATCTTACCATAAGGATAAGGTTCAATCCCAGGTATTGCAATGGTGCCTAGCACTGCAGATGTCCATGGCCTAGCAGGTAAAGTCACCTTAGGCAAGGACTTGTTACCCCATGGGTGAATTTTGGCGCCATAATGCACTGCTGTTGCATAAACAACAGGCCATTTGAATGTGCATAGCGTACCAGAGATTGCATAATATCCCGAAGCCCTTAATGTACCAAGGTCTACTATATTACGTGGGCTACCAACAATGATGCCAGGTGTTTTCTTGCCTGATTTTGTATAGCTTCCGCTCCGCATTGTTTGCCGTGGCCATTGCCATACCTCAGCGCCCATTGCAGCCATGAAAGCTGAATTAAGTTCAGGAAACACTAATGCCGCTGATTTTTCGGCCGCAAGATTGATCTTTGCATTAAAGGAAGGACTTAATTTAACACCTCTTACTCTTGCTCCTATTTTCATGGCTTACCTTCCAGCGGCAAATGTACCTGTAAATTCATCACCCGCAAATTGTCTTACAATACCATCAATACCTCCCTCGCTAGATAAAGTTGCAATCGTAAGCCAACCTTTTTCGCCATCTTTTAGGTTAGGCAAGCTAATTACATCACCCAAAAAGGCTTCTAATTTTTCACCCCTCGGAAGGCCAGTGGGCTTAAGTCCAGTATCATCCCACGACCATGATGCACCACTGTCCAGCCAATCACCACCCAATGGTAACACTGCCCATCTTGTGATACTGCCTTCTACATTAGCAGCACCAAAATGTTGACCACCTAATGATTGCTCGCCATTGGGCCCTGTAGTATCAACATAGGCTTCAATTACAACACTATCAAATGTTGGCCTAATGCCTTCGCGTAGATCTGTTGGTACTGCTGTTGGGCGGCGCCATGCCATGCGCATTCCAGGGAATTGAGCGAAGGGTGTTGCCATAATTATGATCTTGCAGGAGGTAATAGTTTAACATCAGATCTGCTTGACGATCTAGTTGAAGGCTTGGGTTTTCCTTTTGATTTAACCTTTTTGCCTTTACCTTTTGCTGTATTGGCTGGTTGCATTAGTGCCACAATTGAATCACGCATTTTTTTGATGCGTTCAAAATCTTTCACGCGGCCACCAACATCAGGATGTACTTTCTTGGCAACACGTCTATAGGCCTGATCAACATCTTGCCTGCTAGCTTTCTTAGGATCTAACCCAAATACAGCCCATGGCCTAAAGTTTTTGTGAATATCAATTCCATTGACAATACCTGGGCGTTCTTTTCTGCCACGATCACTCATCGGCGCTTTTACCAATGATCTATATGCGCGTTCCCATTCAGAGCGCGTTTTAGGCATTCGTCCAGTTTTGATTTCTGCCAGCCCCTGGCCAGTGCCAGCAGCCATAGCAATTTCCGCCATTCCAGCCTTGCCGCCACCTTTGACTGCTTTTACCACAGCACTGCGCATATCTTTTAGGCTCATTGTTTTAACTGACTTACCACTTTCAAATTTACCGCCCGGAACAACACCAGTCCTGGACGCCATGCGTTTAGCACGTTCTGCCGCAAGATTAACTTTCTTTGCAGTAGTCTTAACCTCTGCTTTTTTGACAGCTTTCTTTTTGCTTTTTGCTAACGCAGAAAGGCTTGTTGCTATATTTTTGCGTAGCTTAGATTTTTCGCTGGATTTTAACTTGGTCTTACTGGATTCTATTGCTTTTTTTGCTGCCTTTTGACCACGTGTTACAGCACCTTTTTGCTGTGCACTAGATGATGTAGCTAATTTTGCTTTAGATTTTTTAAGGCTTGTCCGAGCCGCAAGGCTGCCCTTGCCCTTCACAGCAGCAGCTTTGGCGGCCTTTCTAACCGCCGCTGGCGATGATGACGAAGGTCCACCACCTGGCGTGCTGGAGAACTTACCAGAATTATCCCGAGTGTATTGTGTGCGACGCTTACCAGCACGGGCCACAATATCGTCCCATATGATGCTAGTCTAGTTTTCCCTATTGTTTCATTTTGTTGCGACGCAACCCCTGACTACATGGCTGTCTTATGCTAGGGTTGTTCTTCAGTGGATCATCCCTTATGCACATTGAAACAGGTCATAGCATCACTCAAGATGCGCGAATTCTTGATGGTGTTTGTTGTGTTAGATTTGTAGAAGGTGGTCGCACTGTGTTTGAGGTTTCTATTAACAAAGAGGCTGCATCTATTGAGATTAGATCAGTGGAGCGCGTTAAAGTTGACGAAGTTCTTTACGACCAACTCAAGATGTCGGTAAGTCCGCAATCTGCTAATTGTATCAACGTTTCATTGCTTCCTTTTTAACAATGAAAATCACTGCGCGCGAATGGCTTGCGTTTGCTAATGATGATGAATTCTGGGGTCAACAATACATAGACGATGAATATGTAATTGTAGCCGATGAAGAAATAGATATTGACAGGATTAAAGGCATGGCGGCTAATACTAAAATAACTATTGAAGGATCTGTTTACAATAGTACAGGGAATTATGTACGGTCTCTTGATGCTCAAATAAAACTATGGCGCAAAAAGCAAACAACAACAACATTTGTGGTTGAAGTTAAAAAAGAAAACCTAGAAGCATTGAAAAGCGCTATTGTTTCAGCCGGAGGTAAAATTATCCCCTAATCAAAGTGGCGCCACTAGGACCGTATGGCATATACGCATTATATGGAATTCCTACTGCTTGCACAATGCGTCCCACCAGCAGCCCACGGCGTTCATCGCGCTGCCCCTGTGCGGTGCTTCGTGTGCCATCACCGAACACATATCGAGCCCTCAGCACACTGGTATCCCACGACAGCTTGCCAGCCTGGCTCATCTGTTGATCACGCGTGGGCGTGGTTCCAGGTATCACCCCCTCATATTCTTTGGCATTGCCTAAATGCGCTGTGCCGTCAAGCACTGCATCTGTTTGAATTTCCTCTAGTTCTATGATCTCATCCAGCCAGCCTTGCACGCGTTCAACTGTCACAGGTGATACCGCCGCTACAGCGTTCATCTGTTGAATAATCATCGAAAGGCTTGCATCTGAAGCTGGATAGTTAAGATAAGTCCTGATCAATTCACGATCATTTGCATCAGCAGATTGCCTCCACTGTGGATCTAAATCAGGAAGCGGAACCGCCATTTAGTTCATCGCAAGCTTGCGTTCGCCATTGATTGTACCTAGCCAAAACCGATCAGATGGGCTCAGTTCATTGAGCAACAACCTGATCATGCGCTCTGCATCACCCTCATCAGCGATCTCTAGCAAGGCCCGAAGGCCTTGCTTTGCGCCCTCAGCACTGCGCTTGAGCACACATACGGCAATTGCCTGCACAATGCGCAATGTTTCAGTGCGTGTTTTCATTGCTATCAGGCGATTGATGCGCTAGGAAACATGCTACCGCCGCTGGGCTTTTTAGGCTTGGAAGGCGCTTTTTTGCTGCCACCACCTTTTGGTTTACCACCGCCCTTGGGCTTGCTGCCACCCTTTTTGCTAGGCTTAGCGGGCTTCTTAGCGTACATCATGCGATGTGAGGAGCTGTACTGGCCTCAGTTTTCCCGTTATTTTTTCTTCTTTCCTTTTGCTGCTTTTTTGCCTTCAGATAATGCAATAGCAATTGCCTGTTGGCGACTTTTGACAACAGGGCCGCTCTTGCCGCTATGCAAGCCGCCTGCCTTCCATTCGTGCATTACAGACGCTACTTTCTTGGCGGCTTTTGATTTTTTAGCTTTTGCCATTGTATCAGGAATTACCATTGTTATTTTCCCTGATACTCAATCGCCTACCAAGGAAAATGCTTAGGATTCTCTCGGATTGTTCTTGCGAGCATGTATGCGGTAAGACCTGGCGCAAAAAAACCAATTACCCCAATCGCAAGGGCTGCAAACCTGCCGCCAATCGGCACTCTTTCGCCATACATTTTCACGATCGCTTTTTCTCTGTCAGTGAGTGTCATGATGATTTTGAATTAGAGAGCAGTAGTGCATGTGATCTGCATGGTAAATCTTCCTTTTTTGCTGTCATTTTCTAGGCCTGATTGAAGGGGTGCTATATCCACATCCATTCCCATATCCATATCCATCTCCATATCCATATCCATCTCCATCTCCATATCCATCTCCATATCCATATCCATCTCCATATCCATATCCATCTCCATTTCCATATCCATTTCCATATCCATCTCCATCTCCATATCCATCTCCATCTCCATATCCATATCCATCTCCATTTCCATATCCATCTCCATTTCCATTTCCATTTCCATTTCCATATCCATCTCCATTTCCATTTCCATTTCCATTTCCATTTCCATCTCCATATCCATCTCCATCTCCATCTCCACCTCCATATCCATATCCATATCCATATCCATATCCATATCCATATCCAACAAGCATAAACGCGGCAGAATTAGACATAAAACCTCTTTGTAAGATGTGCGATACCCTAGAGCAATCAATATCATCAACTACTCTAGGGCATGTGTTGATCAAAGCCCCCAGTTTTGATCAACTGGGACAAGAAAAATCACGGACGCAAGCGGAATTTTGATTTCATTATTCATCTTGCGGAGAGTGACCTTGCTGGATTTTGGATCTTTCACCATTCCATCGAATCCAATACTTTCCCACTTAAATACATGCACTGCACGCGACAAGGTGATCTCGGTATCGGTTTTGGTTACATCACCAGCAAAAATCCATCCGCGATCAACAACAACAATTGCGCGATCACCTGTTGCTTGCTGTTGGCAAAGATCAGCTCTGATGTATTTAATGAGGTCAATAGTTATAGACTCTGGAGCAGAATAGGTGGTCATGGGCCAAGAAAGATAAATGCTAGTGCTGGATTGCCCTAGTCATCATACCCTACACCACAGATGCACCATCAGCGAATGGCCTTAACAAACCGCAACAATCAATCAATCGGCTTTGGCGCCTGCTTTATGTCAGGGTATAGCCTTTTTTCACTAGCAGATGGCTTTTTTAAGTGTTCTTCTAATACTTTAGAAGCCTTTTCAAATGGCCATTCTTTTGTATCAGCAAACTTTCGCCATACTTGCTTGCGTTCTTTATCCCAAAAATCTTGCCTTAGTAATTCACGCCTGGCTTCTGGATCAGTTTCTTCTACTGCAAGATCAGATACTGGTGATAGGCTACATCGGCAACGCGGGTGTTGCGTGCCTACCATTTCGCTCAGTAAGTATATCCTACCATGCCTGGATGCACAATACGGACAAGTCCGTTCATCTTGTGTCGCAATAAATCTCCCATACTTATACCCATTGCGTGATGCCGCTGCCTTTTGCGCACCAGTATAGGCATTAGCAAGTTCAGACCTAGCAATCAATTCAGCACGGCGCAATAGACCTAGTCTAGGCGTGATATTATTTGGATCTTTTGCGCCTAGCAGTGCAATTCTTATATCTTTTTCTAACGCTTTAGATCCTTTTCCGCGTCCAATCCCATCTTGTACAATCCGTGCAATATCATCGCGAAACGTTTCTACTTCACGCCTGATGTAGGCTGATGCTGTATTAGCTGCTGCTACAACAGCCTCCTTACTGGCACCAACAAACATGCTGTTTCCTTTGCTGTCAGGATCAATTAGCTGCGCTAATTCTTTCCCTAAATCACCGCCAAGCTGTACTGCTTCACTAAAATCTTTCTTATATTGTGCTGTGATGCGTTTTAGCTCTTCTTCAGGAAAATAAGATTGCGCAATCTTCAATAGTTGAGTTAATTTTGCATTGCTATCAGCAATAGAATATGCCATCGGGCGACGCATAACACCATCTGCTGATTCCGTTTTTTTTAGTTCAGGATCAATGAAGGTAGCATAATATCTACGCAGGTCTCTCAGGGTGCGCCTTAGTGAGCGCACTAATGCTGCTTTTGTATTGTCAACCGCGCGATTGCTTAGCATATCCAACGCTTCTGCGTAATCATCTGCTAGTGTTAGCTGCTGTTCGCCTATGGTTGCCATTGATCGTCTGCTGTTGATTTGCTTATGTTACAGGTTGTTTCATTTTTCCGGGGGCATGGGATGATGGTGTATTATTTGGTCACGGGGAGACCCGCCCATTGCATTAAACCCAATGACAACCATTCAATCCGATCAGCGCTTTGAGCTGCAATACAAGCATCATGGTGTGTGGTTAGATCGCAATTCAGGATCAACTGACTACTTTCAAGCGTTTAGCTCTGATGACTTGTTGTTCAACACTTACCAGTCCGCCGTGCACGCGCTTCATGAGATGGAAAATATCGGCATGAAGCGTGATGATCTTAGAATTGTAGGAGTTGATTTTACAGACGCAGGCTGATCATCGCTAGGTTTAATCAATAGCAATGGCCCGGATTAACCGGGCTTTTTGTTGTTGCGACGTGCGCCTCCTCGAATTGTTCCCGGCCCTAGCGCAGTCAGCCGATAACCTGACCTACGCCACTTCACGCGCCCTTCATCTTTTGTATATCCTGCTACATTAGTGTATATGTTATAAGCCTTAAGGCCTGTGCGATGACTGCGATCTGCTTTTCGGTTTTGAATCTCACCCTTAGCCAAGTCATTAGCTGCCCTGGTTCTTTGCATTTTACTCATGCCTGAATACGGGTTTTGCGCGACACTAGCCTTTATTTGAAGTTTTTTCATTTTCTCAAATGGAATGATATTTTTGATCGCTTGTTGCATGATATTACTAGCGCGGTCTCTTCGCGGCTTGTTTGCATTTGTAACTGGCACGGCTTGGCCATATTTCGTTGTTGTCGCCGGTACACTGCGCCTGCTAATCTTAATTATTTTTGGTGCTTTTTTTGATGCGCGGTTAGAAGGATTAGCCCATGAACCGCCATATTCTGTCTTGACCGCCTTGCCCCCTGCCCCTATTTCTTCTATTTTCCACCCAAAAGGCTTGTTTGTTTCAACTACAACTTTTGAAGACTTTGCGCTAGTCATCGCCTTAGGCTTTGCGGACCCCTCAACCCTACCCTTCTTCTTCGCTCCAGCAGCCTTAGGCGTCGCATCCTTCACGATCTGTGATATGTTTTGCGCTGGGCTCAGTTTTTTAGTCTTAGCATTAACTATCGGACCACGATTTTTCTTGATTGCATTCAACTTAGAGGGAACGCCAATTTTTCGCTTTGCCAATGGCTTATTCCCTGTTATGCGTTGTGCATCATCTGACGACATTGAGCGAGTCACGCTTTTTAAGACATAGGCCATTGAAACTGGCCGCTTTTTCTTGATCGTATTTGCGTTAGGTTTAGCGCCAATTAGCCTTGTTTGGTTTGACTTGATCGCCTTAGTTAGTTTTTTGCTACCACGGGTTAATGCACCTTTCTGTGCACGCTTTGATAACGAAGTTTGAAGGGTTTGGTCTGCTTTGTCGATGCTCTTTAGCTTGGCCCTTGACTTATTCAGGCTTGTTCGAGCTGCTAGCGTGCCGCCCTTCAGTGTAGCGGCTTTGGCAGCCTTGCGAACGGCACTAGGCGTAGCTTTCTTGCCGCCTGGCGTGCTAGCAAACTGCCCAGAGCTATCCCTTACATATTGCGTGCGCTTTTTGCCAGGCCTACCACCGCGAGCCATTGCAACCCTAGCTTATGATCATTATATTTTTCCCGTGCTTATTGAATGGGTAATCCCTGCTCATCCACATCATCTCCCGTCAAGTCATTAGGTGATGGGGCAGGAGGATTTAATAGTGCATTATTCTTTTCATCTTCAACTAGAAGTTGCTTCGCCTCTTCCTTCGCGTCAACCTTGGGCCTCAATAATCCACGCTTTTGCACAAGTGCAAGGAATGTTTCACGCATCATTAACCCCTTGTCATACAATACACTGCAAAGCTGCAATGTTTCATTATCAACCTCCTTCTCCGTGATAGATGCTTTCATGTCAATACCAGCTTCATTATCAACCGTCTCACCAGTAAACAATACCCATAGTTTATACAACGATTGCATAACAGATTCTTTGGATTCTGCTAAACTTGTCATGTTTGCTTGAATACTTGCGCTTTGCATTTCAACTTCCGTTGCAGTACGATTACGGCTGCCGCCAAGTACAAAATTCATTAAGCTTCGATCTATATTAGCTTCAATTTCTTTTATTACTTGCAGGTGTTTGTCTAAGCTACTGCCGCTTGGTTCGGCAAAGCTAAAGCTACCATTTTCGTCAAAGATTTGCATCACATGATTCGGTCCTAATGCAATCGGCATAGGAATAGGCTGCCCATCTGGCCCTGGTTGCATCGGACGATTGCGATCCTTTAATACAGGAACCGGCATTGCACATTTATGTAGCAATTCTTTCATGTCACTATAACTTCTAAACCAATCTAGGGTTAGTTTAGCTACAGACAACATCATTGGTGCGCCTTCTCCGATGCCATCTCTTGTGTGGCCATACCAAATTACTGGTGGATGCGTGATTTTATTAGATCCATAACCAGTAAAAAATCCATCATCTACAACTTCGACCACAGCAGATCTTGCGGACTGATTATTGCTTGCAGCATCATTGACCTCTTCTTTGATTTTTAATAGTTTCCATTCATTGCCTTTCATCACGCGATAGCGAGGAGATATTTTGATACCATAATCACCATCCTCTTCTTCGTGCCACTCAAGAATTGTTATTGCAGAGATAACCTCTCTCCCGTTTACTTTTGTCTTGCGCCAATTCAATACATTGCGCCGTTCCGCATAAGACAGGAATGGCCTATTGGCACTTCTAATATCATCATTGCGAGTCTTATTTTTGCTCTTGCCAGTATCTACCATTAGCAAGCATCCATTATCACGCATCACCAACGCATCAACAGCCATGAGCCAGGCCTTTAGACTTGCTCCCTGCCCATCAATATCATTCTGAGCCTGCACCAACGTCTTAGGCGCCTTGCGTAATTCAAAGCGGCTCAATGCACCAGCAAAGGCATCAATACCATCACGAAAGAATGATGGATAAGATGATCTTTGCAGCCTACCATTATAGGCAAAGGGCGGCTCAGCCTGCTCTTGAGGAAGATGCTTTTGCTGTTGCTGCTTTGTTCTAAGCTGATCCCAGCAGTCAAATACAAGGTCTAATTCATCAATTACTTCCGCTAGCCTTGGATGGCGGAATGATGGTAGGTTGATATTATCTGTTGGATGCGCAAACTCCTTTCGCACTGTTATCGACCATATAAGCTAAAGCTAGTTTTCCCGTTGATACTAAAATAAATCTAGTTGATTCATTGCCAATTCTAAGATTTCTTTTGGTTCTGAAATGCGCTTCTTTGTTACTGTATTTGAAATGCCAACTTCCGTTGGTTCTTGTGTTACTTCTATCGAAAGATCAATCTGCTTTTCTGTGATGATAGGCAGACCACTTGCAATCCTGCGTACTCTTTGCATGAATTGCCAAAATGGGCCTGTCGCAAGCTGCCTTCGCCTTGGATGATTCCACCCTGCATCTAGTATATTTTGATCTGCTTCTGATATGCTTTCGTGCGCAGAATCAGCAATCATCAAGGCTTGTGATAATTCATAAAAATCATCCATATCTTCATCATCACCGTTACTTGCATAAAGCTTGATTTC